GGGGTCGTCATCCTCGGGGTGAAGTGGGAAGACGTAATCATCAAGGGCCGAAGGGGTGAGATATGCGACGCACGACATATATGCTCCAAGTACCTCCGCGACTGCGGCTTCGGATACAAGGCTATCTCGAAAATTTTGGGACGCGGGGACCACTCAACGTCCGTATATTCGGTGCGCAGGGGAAATGAGCTCTACGAGGTAGATCGAAACTTCCGCCACAAGTACCACCGATTTCTCAACGCATGACCTCACGCAAAGCCAAACGGATGCTCAACGAGAGCGACGACTGGATACTCTTCACCATGAAGAAGACAGGAGAGACGCAAGCCGAACTCGGAGCCTTCTATCCTTCGGCGGAATCGTGGGAGCTACTTTTGAATATCGCAATCAACGACTACCATGTCAGAGAAACCCTCCGCAACATCCTCAACGCAGCAGATGCGTATCGCGACCAGCAAGCTGAAGACGAACCCGAATAACCCACGCTCGATTCGGAAGGACCAACTCCAGAAACTCGTAAAGAGCCTGCGGGAATTTCCCGAGATGCTCGAGGCACGCCCTATCGTAGTCGACCCCGACTTCGTGGTCTTGGGTGGTAATATGAGATTGAAGGCAGCACAGGAGGCAGGGCTGAAGGAAGTACCCGTCTACATCGCCTCGTGGGAGGAAGCCAAGCACAAGGAGTTCATCATCAAAGACAACCTCGCCTTCGGGGAGTGGGACTGGGATATGCTCGCCAACGAGTGGGACGCGGAGGAACTGGGTGACTGGGGCTTGGACGTCCCGTTTGAAGATGAACCAACCGAAGGGCTGACAGACCCCGACGAGGTTCCCGAAGTTCCCGAAGAACCAACAACCAAACCGGGAGACCTTTGGATCTTGGGAGACCACCGCCTCTTGTGTGGGGACTCTACAAAAGCCGAGGACGTGGAAAGACTCATGGATGGGGCAACGGCCGACGCGCTTGTCACCGACCCACCCTACGGCATCAATGCAAACAAGCAAACACTCGGCAACGGTAAGAAGAAGTTTCAGCGCGGTGAAGATTGGGACTCTGCAAAACCCGACATCTTGCCTTTGTTGGGGTACTGCGAAACTCATGTGATTTGGGGGGGCAACTATTTTGCAGACGTGCTGACACCGACAAATGACTGGCTTTGCTGGGACAAAAAAAAAGCACCAAACCTTCCCTTCTCGGAATTTGAATTGGCATATACTAACCTTGGTAGAAACTGCCGAATCTTGTCTCATCACTGGAGCGGAGAGACCAAACTACACCCAACCATGAAGCCCGTTGCCGTTATGGAGTGGTGCCTTGATATGACGGAGGGCACAATTTTTGACCCCTTCCTCGGTTCAGGCTCCACGCTAATTGCAGCAGAGAAGACAGGGCGCAAGTGCTACGGCATGGAACTCGACCCGAAATACTGCGACGTCATCGTCAAGCGTTGGGAGGACTTCACAGGTAAAAAGGCAGAGCTATGGAAGCAGTAAAACAGAGTATGACAAACGAGGACACGCTCGACCCAAAAAAGGCAGCGATGGTGCAAGCCCTCACCAAAGCCTTGGGCGTGGTGAAGATGGCTTGTGAGTCGGTGGGCATCTCAAGGAACACACACTATCGTTGGCTCAAGGAGGACCCCGCATATGAGGAAGCCTGCAAGAACCTCCCCGAGGTAGTCCTCGACTTCGCAGAACACCACCTCCACAAGCTCATCAGTGAAGGCAACCCAGCCGCCACCATCTTCTTCCTTAAGACCAAAGGCAAGGGCAGGGGATATATCGAACGCCAAGAGATTGAGGTGGCAGAGAAGAAGCCGCTCTCGTGGTTCACGGACACCACAACGGTGAGTTGAGACAGCCCGCCACATACTACCACGTCACCACCTGCCCAGCCAAGATCCAAGTACACCAAGGAGGCACACGCTCGGGCAAGACATATTCTATCCTCACGGCTCTCATTGAGCTCTGCCATCGCAACGAGAACTCGGGGGCGGTCATAACCATAGCCCGCAAGACGTTCCCAGCCATCAGAGCCTCAGTCATGAGGGACTTCTTCGAGATACTCGAAAGGGAGGACCTCTACAACCCGGAGCTCCACAACAAGTCCGAAGCCACATACATCCTCTTTGGTAACATGGTGGAGTTCATAAGTGTCGACCAACCACAGAAAGTCAGAGGAAGGAAGCGCGATATTCTCTTCGTCAATGAAGCCAACGAACTCACCCTCGAAGATTGGAGGCAGCTCATGCTCCGCACCACCGGCAGAGCCATCATCGACTACAACCCCTCCGACGAGTTCCACTGGATATACGACCACATCCTCACCCGCGATGACCACGCCTTCTTCCAAACCACCTACCTCGACAACCCCTTCCTCCCCCCGTCCACCATTCAAGAGATTGAGCGACTCCAAGAAGCAGACCTCGACTACTGGAGGGTCTACGGACTCGGAGAGCGGGGGGTCTCTCGGGCCACTATTCTCACGCATTGGAAGACAGTACCCGAGGTCCCCGATGGGTGGAAGCTCATGACGGTAGGCCTTGACTTTGGATATACCAACGACCCCACAGCCATCGTGAAGGTATATACCGACGGACACGCCTTCTGCCTCGATGAGGTATGCTATGCCACCGGCCTCACGAATGCGGACATAGCACGCACCTTGAGAGATGCAGAGGTAGGCAAGACGATGATTGTGGCGGACTCGGCAGAACCCAAGAGTATCGACGACATCCACGGCCACGGACTCAACGTACACCCAGCCCGCAAGGGTCCCGACTCGGTACGGAGTGGCATCGACTTCCTCCGGTCTCGTCCGCTCCTCATCACCGAGCGAAGCATCAACGGAATCAAGGAGCTGCGCAACTACAAGTGGAAGGAAGACAAGAACGGTCGGAGGCTCAACGAACCGGTGGACGCTTTCAACCACTTCCTCGATGCGAGCCGCTATGCCATCACTTGGAACCAGACGAATCCCAACTTCGGGAAATATGCCCTAGGGTAAATTTTTTTTGCTTTTTGTTTGGAGAATTAAAATTCGGTTGTATCTTTGAGACATCAAACAAAGCAAAACACACACCATGCAACTCTCTACCACCCTCCTCTCTGCCCTCTCTGCCAAGGCCGCTGAATACTTCACTACCGAGGTGGAGGATATGCCAGCTGTGCAGAAGCTCGACGAGGCCATCGACTCTGCTTTGTTGGCCTTGGGCGTCAACTTCGCCACCGAGGCCGCTTGGTCTAACGGTCGCTCATTGGTCAAGATGACCATGTGCAACGAACAGGCCGACGTGTACCGCGTAGCCTTCCCCGAGCTGCGCATGGATGCGGACGGCAACTATACGGCCGACGCTTCAAAGTGGGTTTGACCATTACACCCCCCCCACCCAAGATAGGAGCCACAAGGCTCCTTTTTTTTTTGGCTACATTCGACCTTGAGAAATCACCCCTTTTTTACTTATACAGATATGGAGCTTCGCTTGCCTGCCCACTATGCTGACCTCACCCTTCGCCACCTTATGGCCTTGGAATCAGACACCGACCCTGTGAAGCGGGTATCGGCAGTCACAGGCGTACCCTACGACAAGCTCAGGACGATGCCTCGTGTCCTCATCACAGAAGCCGACGCACACCTCACCAACTTACTCCAGAAGGAACAAGCCCAGCACAGGCCTATCATAGAACTCGGAGGGGTGACCTACGGCTTCATCCCGAACTGGGAAGAATTCTCGACGGGGGAGTGGATTGACATGGAGGACTACACCAAGGACTTCTGGAGGAACGCCCACAAAGCCATGAGCGTCCTTTACAGGCCCATAGAGCGACGTTGGGGCGATAAGTATACCATAGCCCCATACACGGCAAAAGAAGACGCTGAGGCGTTTCTGGAGATGCCTGCCCCTCTCGTCTCGGGAGCGTTGCTTTTTTTTTGGACTACCGAACGAGAACTGCTGACCACTTTGCAGTCCTCTTTGATTCAAACAACGAGGGAGGCGATGCGTTTGCTGAGAAGTGGGGATGGTACCCGCTCCTCTTCTCCTTGGCTGGGGAAGATTATCTCAAGATGGATGCGGTTACGGCTTCGCCTATCGGCCACCTCTTCACCCACCTCGCATTCCTGAAGGACCTCGAACATAAGCGGAAGTCATGATCACATTCAACAATATAGTCGCCAAGTTTCAGGAGTTCTGCGACAACCACTTCTTCATCAAGACGTTCTCCTATGGGAGCCC